CGGTGGAACTATTGTTGTATACTTTGTAATTTTGTCCGCTATAAATTTTGGTCCGGCACCAAGAAGAATGCCCGCTTTATCAAGTCCTGGAATTTTTGGCATCGCTGGCAAATTCAATTTTGGTAATACCGTGTTAAAACTTGGAAGACCGGCTGTTCCTAATGCACCGGTTAAAGATGAAGGTCCACCAAACGCAGCAGATATACCGCCGATTGAAGTTGGTGCTCCAAATGCAGCGGCGGCACCAGCCAATGTTGTTGGAGCACCCACGGCTGCGGCAAGACCGCCTATACTTGTTGGCACAGCTGCGGCAGAAATACTACCAAGTGATAGATTTGAAGTATTTGTAAAATTTACCGTCGGAGTTAATGAACCCAAAGATAATTTTGGCGAAGGAAGTGCCGGTACGGATGAAAAAGATGGTAAATTTGCGCCAACTGACACTGTACTTGATACGCTTGGCAAAGATATAGTGGGCGCGGTAAATTTAGGAATTGTTGCTTCTAATAGTGGCATATATTTTAATCATCCCCGCCAGCAACAAACACTCTGCCACTCATAAGCGAACTTAATTGTGAACGAAGTGCAAGCAAACTGATTTGTTGTGCTTTTAGTGAAAGTATTTGATCAGCCCACATAACAGACGCCGGTGGAAGTATAGGAAGCAACGTTGGGCCAGTCTTTGTTGAATGGGTGTGCAATTGTAAGGCGGCGAGTACTTCTAGTTGAGTGTTGACGTTCAGTAGCATCCAATCACACATCGTATACATCCAAGCTACAGTGCTTCTTCCTAGCAATGCCGGTTCATATGTCTTACCGTGATCTCCCAAATATATTTTTGGAGAATTGATTGTCGTGGTCTTTAACGCCGTTAGTGTTATTCTGTCCTTGCAAGATATAGAAATTGAATCATCACTGGTCATTCCTATTTTATTTTTTGAGAAGAAGAACATCTCATTAGCTTTTGACGAAAATACTAATCTGTCGCTGTTTATTACAATCTGGTCGCCATCTAGTTTTGGTAACTGCACCGGCGAAGTTCCGTATATTATCGGATGCGTCGTCGTTGGTTTAAATTTAGAAATTGTTTTACCAGAAGTAAAATGTATAGAAGAACCGTCGTTGTTTATATCTTCTGATGTATAACCTTTTGCCGTAAATCCTTGTGCATTTTTAACAGGTGCTTGGCGATTTCTAAACAAAATCATTGGATTGCCCGCACCGTCTTTATACTCCCCACCAGCACCAGCATCGTTGGCTCTGTTGTCATCATATGCTCCAAATCGTATGCTAGATCCAAAGCGAGATTCTAATATAGTATCTCCTTCATATCTTTTGAGTGTTCGGATATGATGATTAAACTTAAAATAACTTCCAAGAACTCCTGTATAATTTTCTCCACCAGAAAAATTCATGGTAGATTTTGGACCAGTATATTCTTTACCGGTATATTCATTTGTATTTTGTTCTACAAATCCAGAAACTCTTTCAGTTATAAAACTAGCATTGCTGTTTACAACGGACTTGAAGTTTACCTTCTTTGTATAAAAATATTTGTTTAGATACTTTCCAACAATAACAACTTCGTTCATTAACGGATACTCGGTTACTCCGGTATTTTCTATTGGAAATGCCCAAGCTAGTTGTTCTTTATCTTTGCCGCGCTCGCTATTGAGAAATCTAAACTTTATTCTACCAATCAAACTATAATCTTTGTCGCCAACAATTGGCTCGCTTCCATCAATATTTGGTGGCCAATCTATTACATCAAGTTCTGTGTTTGAAAATTCTGGATGCGATTCGTCTAATATAACATCTAATACAACCGCTTCTTCCAATTCATAAAAATATGAACTGTCTGGCTTGCGTTCAATAACAAATCTTTTTGACGCAAGCAAGTCGTCTTGCTTGATATTCAAATCACTACGACGGTCTGTGTGGGTATATGACATTTTATTTTGATTTATCTTTAGCGGTTTCTTCTGGTTCTTTTACCGCTTTGGCAGTTTCTTCTATAGCAGACATAAGTTGTTTCTTTTCTTCGTCTGTTAATATAGTTCCGCCACCTTCGCCATCTGGACCAATCTTGCCGCTCATCAATCTTTGAACGATGGCGGCAAGTTTGATTAGTTGTTCGTCGTTTCTAATTCCTATGTCAAAATATTCTTTTAACAATGGAACGATAGTAACGGCATCATTTACGGTTTTTATCATTTCCCGCAAATCTGTAATCAATATATCAATTTGGTTCTTCTTTTCTTCCGAGTTAGACACTATGTCCTTACACAAAGAAGCAAAGCTTTTTCCCTTGTATAATTCAAATTCGTGAGTTTCCATACACTATAAATAGTCTATTGTATATATAATTATACCTCAATAACACCACGATCTAGATATTCGCTTTTTATAACGGATTGAGGCCCGGCCATTTTGTTAATGACTTTGGTAATATGTTGTGTTTGGCAGTCGGCAATTTCTCGTATATATAGATATAATGCCTTCTTGTTGAACACATCTATTCTGTCAGCGTTTCTAAATATCTCAACAACGGCATTGGCAATCTTCAAATCTCTTTCTTTTGTGAAGTGCTTGCCAACATTCTTGTCCCAATACTCAACCATGAGTTTAATAAACTCTCTGGTTTCGCTTTCTTGCTTTTCGTGTTCTGGCTCAACTACAAATTCACCAGCATCACCTGTTTGTTCACATATTTCAACATGCTTCTTGAAGCGTCTGTATGTGGTGTTATTATCTAATATAAACCAGTGCTTGGCCACAATACTAAAATAACTAAATGCTTTTCCTTTACCCTTTTCATACTTGCTCATATTAGCAACCATGTGAGAAATGGCTTGCTTTTGAATTTCTAGCGGACTTACATCAGCATAACTGAACTTAAATGTGTTATATACATTCTCGGCAATCTTTCCAAAGGCACCCTGAATACTTTCGTTATAGATTCTATCTTTTTCTCTTGAATCTTCTGTTTCGTTATATGCTACAATAGCATCTTCCGTGGCTGGTGTAAAATATACATTTGATACTTTCTTTTCTGGCACAACTCCGTCAATTGACTCTACTTTTTTCTTTTTTCCCTTTGGTCGGCCACGCGGCCTGGAAATCTTTTCTTCTATATGTGAGGAGTCTTCAACTTGAATAACTTTTAACTTTATTTTACCTTTATTCTTTTTAATCTTCTTCGGAGATTGCTTCTTTGAAACTTTTTTTATAGCCTTTTTCTTTTTGGCGGGCGTTTTTGACTTGGCAATTTTTTTACGCTTATTCATATTATTTTATTCTTTCGTTGAATTCTTTTGTGACCCGCAATATTTCGGAAAAAACAAATCCAACGTCGTCGTCCTTTTCAAAAAGATTTTTGTCATCTACCATTTTTAATCTGGCATGTACATTCTCAATTTCTCCACGGAAAAAACTTACCCACTCTTCGTACACTTCAACCTTCTTTACAAGATTGAAACATGCATATGCTAGTGAGCAAGTTGATATGAAAAACAGAACCATCAATGATATTATTATCCACATATTTTATTCCTCGGCTTCTTCGGAAGATTCGTCGGCTTCATAACCCAACTCTTCTTTTAATATTATTAAAGCATCTTCAACCGCTGGCCAATTGCGGCTTTCTAACGCATGTTCAAGTAATTCTTTAATTTCTTCTAGATTATCAGGATCGATATTGTTCATATTATATAATTTTCCAACCTTCACCAATTAGTTCTAAAGCTTTTTTGTATTTGATATATTGCGTTTGACCATCTTTTTCAACCACAACTTTATCATTGCGACCATGCTTGACTGCGGATTTAGTCGGCGCAACAAATCTTACACCGTCGTCTGTCATAAGAATACCATTTAGATGGTCAATCTCGTGCTGAACTACTACAGATTCCAAAATACCATAATCATCTCGTGTGCTTTCTTGCGTCATTGGCTCAACGTCTGGACCAAATGGCATTGGATTGGCGTGGTTTAAAGTGGAAACTGTAACCTTTGTTGTTCTCAACGTTGTGGTTTGTTTGCCCGGCAAACTTAAACAACCTTCAAGGTATACAAGCTTTTCTGAACCAGATTCTGTAACAATTGGGTTCATGAGTATAACTGGCGGGCGATCTTTTCTGGCCCGAATCACAGACACACTTTTTGGTATTCCGATTTGATTGGCTGATAATCCCAACCCGTATGGCAATCCATTTAGTGTCTCGATTAGTTTATTTGCGATCTCATTACCTTCTTCGATAGAGGCAACCGGTGTTGTTTTCTTGTGAAGATAATCTTTATTTTTGACAATTTTGTAACTCATATTTGTGTGAATAGTCTTATATACAACTCACATATATATGTTTATGTTTTAATTTGTCAATATATAATAAATAAAAATTTAAAATATTAAGCGCGAGGCTTGCCGCTTGTGATTCCGTGTGGAACTCTTGGTGGTGGTGGAACTGGTGAAATAAATTCACCTTCCACTGTTGCCGGTGAAAATGAAACTTGTTCGGGTTCTATCAACTCGGTTGGAGTTGGAGCTACTGTTTCTTCTACAACCGGTGTTGGAGTTGGAGTGGGAGTTTCCGTTGGCTCCGGCGTAGAAGTTGGTTCCGGCGTAGAAGTTGGAACGGGAGTTGATGTTGGCGTTGGGGTTGGTTTTGGAGTTTCTTCCACCAATACCTCTGGTTTTTTATTTTTACCCATTAGCATGTTGAAAACAAGAATCAAACATATCGCCAATGGATCGAACACACTCATGATTAGCCATATAAAATAGTTTACAGCATCGTCCAATGGAATATTTAGACTCTTGGCAATAAACTTAAATGTACCTACGTCTGTATGAACGATTTTTTCTTTGCTTATATCATTCTGTGCGTGCAATTCTTGAATGGTTGCTTGGTCTTCAATTATCTTCTTTTTGTTTTGTTCTATCAATTCTCCTTTTTTTACATTAAGAGCTGCAATTTTTTCATCACATTCTTTGTTATATGCTGAAATTGATACTATCGCGTCCGCGTTTTCTTTTTCCAAACTCTTGATATTTGCTTCGGTTTCTCCTCTTTGAGATTTAGCACGACCTTCGATTGCTGCAACACGGTCATTATATTCCTTTACTTGTGCAGCATAACCAGCACGCAGTTTTTCTATTCTATCTTGAGAATTTTTAATCTGAACGTCGATGTCGTCGCGGTCTTTCTTTTGAAGGTCTTTGGTTGTTCTAGCTTTATCCAGTCCATTTTTCTTGAACATGCCACCCGTACCTTCATCAAGCCATCTTTTAACTTCTTGGTCCAATATCTCTAAACGCGAGTTATATAACTTGATTTGTTCAAGTTCCTTTGCTGTATCGGAGTCTAGTGATGCTTTGGCTACATCAAGTGCTTGTTTAGCAGTTGTTATATCGCCGGATGCATCTTTTGTGTCTGTTGCAGATCTTAGTTTTTCTATTTGTTTATTTCGGTCATCTATAAGTTTGAGGCGTTGTGCAGCAAAACTTTTTCTAGTAGCATCAACAGCTTCAATTTCGCTTTGATTATAAGTGTCCTGTTTCAAGAACGATATTTCCTTGTCAAGTTCTTGTATCTTCGTTGTATTTAGCTCTATTTGGCGTTCATAGCCCTGTACGGCTATTGATGTTGCGGTATACCCCGCACTCAAATAACCATAAATACCAACGGAGGTTATAACCATCAATAATATTGTGGCCAACACCAAGTATGTTTTAAGCCATAGGGTTATTTCATCCCATTTTTGCTTTAGAAAAGTTGCAGTGATGATTTTGCCAATCTCCAATGCCGTTCCCATAACTATTATAGAGATGCCACCCCCGACGAATAGTAGGGTCAAGCCTACGATACTAAAATATGCTCCACATGCTGCTATAGCAATGGCGGAAAGTAACACGAAAAATGCCAAAAGTCTCATACTTGTATAATGGTTATAATTGTAACATATAAATAGTGTATATACTATAAAAAAACAGCCCCCGATTTCTCGGGGGCTGAATTTAGGGGCAGTTTGGACAAGTCCGTTTTACCCTCCACCATCTTCTTTATTGGGAGAAGAACCCATATAACCTTTGATACTCACACACTCTGTAACATTTATTTCACTTTGTCAAGATTATAAAAGCTTAACTTTGGTAGGTTTTTCTTCTTCAACTTTCAGTCTTGGCAAATCGACGGTAAGCAGTCCATCTTTGAAATCTGCTTTTATTTTCTTTTTGTCGATGTTTTCACCAACAACAAATGAGCGTTGGAAAGAACTGCGGCGAATTTCTCTTAATAGATACTTTTCTGAACCATTGCCTTCTTTTTGACGCTTGCAACCTTTTATAACAAGGTTTTCACCTTCAAGTTCAACGGTAATATCTTCTTTAGTAAGACCGTGAATTTCAGCTTCAAGCACGAGCTTGTCTGGTTTTTCTATAACATCTACTCGTGGATAGCTTCCTTTAGCAAAGAAGTTTCCTCCAAGGTCCGAATTTAGTTTCGGGAAATGACTTGCAAGCAAATCATCGAATAACGAATCAAACGGTGTGATGAATTCATCACGATTGTATTTTGACATATTGTACATAACTTTATTTTATTGTTTATACCAGCTCCACCATGGACACCGGTACCTACACTATATCATTTTATGTGCCAGTGGTTATGTCACACCTTTCTCCTATGAAGACGCAAAAAAGGACACCTTTTGGGTGTCCCTTTCTGTCACACTACCATGTCAATATGACACGGCTTGGGTCGGCGGTTTTTATTCTTTGCTATTTTTCAGTGCATCACTTTCGGCATGACATGCAAGCAAGTCTGCGGTATGAATGATGTACGGAAGATTGTTTTTTAATCCCTTTTCTGGATCATATGTTTTGAAATAGTCTTTAGCAGCGTCATCATATAGTCCGTCTGATAGTTTGATCGCAAGCATTTCTTTTAGAGTTGTTTTTACATTATATCGTTGAAGTGTATACAATGCTCTGTCTGGAACTCTTAAAAACTGAATCTTAGGATTGATTTTATAAATCTCGCCGCGATTCTTGATATGCCATTCGCTATCATTTGTAACATATTGAGCGCCGGTTTCATCACCAAGCTTTCCAAGGTCATGGTGCAATGCGGCAAAGATACGCTCTTCATCGGTATAATTGATAGTTCCGCCGATAGCTTTATACAAATTTTGTACTCCTCGCGATGCTTTTTCAACGTGTATAACATGTTGAATATATCCACCCGCCCAAGCACAATGATATGCCGTTTTACTTGATGCGGGTGCCATAACAAGTTCAGCACCAAGTTCAGACTCGCTATACATATGTAGCAATGCTTCAAGTCGCTCACCTTTGAAAGTTGCTTTTATAAGTTCTATGAAATAGTCATAGTTTTCTTGAAGTTGCGACTCGTTTAGTTCAGATGCCCAGTGTAATGTTGTACTCATATAACAGGAGCATACACATTAACCCTATACTGTCAAACTATAATAAAGTTTTGGCGCAATTCAATGCACTAGCAATCACCTGATGCATATCATAATATTTATATTCACCAAGTCTGCCGCCAAATATAACTTTGCTTTGAGAATCTGCTTCTGCTTTATATCTGTTATATATTTCAGTGTTTGCGGCGTCATTCACAGGATAATATGGTTCAGTTTTTTCTGGAACATATTCAACTGGAGTTTCCCAGCTTACCCACGAAACTGGGCTATCTGATTTCTCAAAGTGTTTGTGTTCTATAGTACGAGTATGCGGCACATCTTTGTCTGTATGATTTATCACAGCAACGCCCTGATAATTTGGCGTATCTATTCTCATATGATCAAGTTCAACCGTTTTATATTCAAGTTTGCCGTGCTTATAACCAAAATATTTGTCAATAGGACCGGTATAAATAACTTTGTTATGTTCTGGCAGTTCTGTATTAAAATAATCTGTATTTAGTCTTACTTCAATGCCTTCTAACAACTTCTCAAATATTTTTGTATAACCACCGACGGGTATGCCTTGGTACTTATCATTGAAATAGTTGTTGTCAAATGTATAACGAACAGGAAGCCGCTTGATAATCTCTTTGGGTAGTTCTGTGGCGGGCTTTCTCCATTGTTTTTCTGTATAACCTTTGATAAGCGTGTTGTATACGTCCGAGCCAACAAGTTTGATTGCTTGTTCTTCAAGGTTCTTTGGCTCGCCTGTTATAACAGACGACTGCTTTTTAATAATCTCTTTTACTTCTTGTTCTGACGTTGCTCCCCACATTTGATAAAATGTCCACATATTGAATGGTAGAGCATATAATTTTTCTTTATAGTTTGCGACGGGAGTGTATACAAAGTTGTTGAATGTAGCAAATTGATTTATCCATTTCCATACTTCTTCGTTTAATGTATGAAAAATATGCGGTCCATATACATGAAGATTTATATTGTCTCTATTTTCACTATAGCAGTTGCCCGCGATATGACTGCGAGATTCTATTACAAGAACCTTCTTACCTTTTTTATGAAGTTCGTGCGCACAAATCGCACCGAAAAATCCCGCACCTACTATGATATAATCGTACATACTTTTATTTCAATACTATATAGCCGTCTTCCCACTTCGTGTCAATCTTTATCCAACCATCACACCATATGTCTTGTGGATTCTCGGCTACATCTGGACCAAACCATGTTGAAGGCGATACAACAACTTTATTTGGATTGCGAGAAAGATATGCTCCCCACCAACTGAATGTTGAATTAGAAATGATATAATGGTCGCACAAAGACAATAGCCATAATGCTTCTTGGTCAAAATACTTTTCTGCAAACACAATATTGCTTTCTTTGATGTTTTCTTTGCACCAAGCAATGTCGTCACTTACAACTAATATAACATCGTGTTTTGGCAATCGTTTGATTGCTTCTTGAATATATGGTAATGTTACAACCGGGTGTCTTCTTGGTTGTGTCAAATAATCTCCACGTCTTACATTGATTGCTGCAACAACGGAGTTTGTTAGCATAGGAAAATCGGTTAGTGCTTTCTTTATAAATTCATGGGGCGGCGAGAATACATCTCTAATAACTTCTTTATATTTGCCAAAGAACTTTTCAGATTGATACCAGCCAGCATATACCGTCGGTTGGTCGTCTGCTGGTGCTGGATAATTACCAAATGTGAATGGTCCCCAAATATGTTTTGCTTCTGCGGCGTCTGGTATTTTTTCTATTCTAAAATCAAATTTTCTAAACAAACCTTTTTCCAAATGTTTTGTAGAAGATTCTTCGGAAGGAACAACAAACTGCCGATTGTGCTCAAGCGACTTGACATATGCATGAGCAACTTGAAACATTATGTTTCCTGTTCTGCCTTGTAGTCTCGGTGTAATATAATTTTTAGATAATACCATTTGTTGTTTTTTTGGTTGCATTGCTATAGTCCTTTTTACTTTGTTGTAGCTATCAAGAAATCCATCCAACCCCACACTCTTTCCTGTCGCATCTAAATCACTTATACCATCCGTCTGTGACACAGCAAGTGAGTTTACTATATATTTTTTGATATATGGTCTGGCAGAAACCCATCCGTCAATAGCACTGTCGGCAAATGGTTTGTATGGTAATATTTTTTGTATACCTTTTCGTGTATAGCCCGTAGCGTGCATAGCCAATATCTTATATGGTATAGACAGATTTTCAGATACTTGCGCCATTTCTCCTATCGGATGACCTCCAAGAAATAACATATCCCAATCTGGAAAGTTTTGTATTTCATCAAGAGCATCTTCAATTATTTCAATAGCAGACTTTGCGCCGCCGTTATAAAACATTATATCATCCTCAAATATCAATACCCGTTCATGACCTTCTTCGTATATCTTGTTAAACAGCCTCATATATGAAGAGCCGCAATAATAGTGCTTCTTCATAGGGTCTGGTTCATTGATAGCATCATGACCAGAAACTCGCTCAAAGAAGTGACTTAATCCAACCTTCGATACTTCTTCCTCAAACTGCTGCTTTCTGTCAGTTCTTCTATCAAGGTTTATATAATAACCCTTTTGGAAAAATTGGTCAATCTTCATACGATCACTTTAGCAAGTCGTCAATAAAGTCTTTCCACATATTGCCAACTTTAGCTGCATTGAATCTGTCCAAGATATAATCTTTACCCTTGGCGCGAATTTCCTCTTTTACTTGAGGATTTGCTTCAAGATATTTTATTTTGTCAACGATGTTATGCGTGCAAGTAAATTTACCTTCTAAGTCTTTGCTCAATGGCTCGGACTGCATTTTTGCTGGGTCGGTGTTTTCTGGAAAATTCAACCATGCACAATATCCGTCATAATATTCTGGCAGTGCGCCGAGTGGATATGTTACAACGATTGCTCCGAGTGCGATTGCTTCGGCAACTACACAAGAGAATGTGTCTTTGTGAACATCTTGATATGGCGTGTATAATGGATACACAAAGTATTCACTTTCTGCAATGTTTGTAAACAATGTCTTTTTGTCAACTCCGTTGTGACGATGAAAGAATGAATCTTTATGGTCGTGAGTTGCCATCAAATAATCAAATGCGTGTAATTCGCTGTCTGGAAGATCCAACTCTTTTACAGCTTTGACCGCTACGTTTCCACCGCGTGCCCAAGCAGCGTGAAACACAAACTTGTGCGGCTTTCTTACTGGATTGGTCGCCAACACTTCGTTTATAACATCATCCATTACTGGATTTGGAATCATTGCCGTCTTAGTTCCGGCAATCTTACGAATAGTATCATTGATAATAGGAGTATTCATGTCTTTCTCCCACTGAGATATATTCACAAATCCCAACTTGAGATTGTTGGTTGTAACATAGTTCAATAGCTCCGAAATGCCATATATCCATTGCATATGACACCAGTAAATAACAGCTTTACTTACTTTGATAGGAAGTTCGTTATATTTGTTGAACCAAAGACTGTTGACAAGTATATCAAAGTTTCTGTCCTCAACGCCTTCAAACTCAAAGTTTGTATACGTTACACCGCGAACCTTTTTGCCAGCGTTGAAGTGTATTCCTTTTTTAGCATACTCTTCTTGAAGTCTTGCTTCTAGCTTTTCAGACACAAGCACAACATCGTGTCCTTGTGCGGCAAGTTGTTCGGCTACAACAATAGAACTGGTGTCTGTACCAGAACCTCCTCCATTGCCATTACGAAGCGTGTCACCATCAAGATAGTTGCTACGACGGCTATTTCCTAAAACGGTGAATACAATTCTCATAATTTTTTCTCAAAGCGTTTGCCCCAAAGATTCTTTTTGCTGTATGCATACATTACAAGCATGTCGGGCTTGTTGTCTGTCATTACATCAACGTTCAATGAACTTTGGGTATAATTAAACACGTCTGGATTTGTGGTTGGCTTGAAATCTATTCTGTATAAGTTGTTAGCAAACTTGTCAACAATACCAAGCGTGATGAACTCATAATCACCAATGTCTTCTGCCTTGAAATGTTCAACATCCCAGCTTACCGTCATGTTTAAACGCTTTCTGTCAAACTGTGCTTCCCAATCTGGTGGGTTTGGTGCATCTTTTACCATCAAAGTATAATCTTGAATTTTGCACTTCTTGAAATTGAAGCCGCCATATACTTCATAATCATGTAATGTGCGTTCATTGCCAAGTCCGTATATTCCCATTTCAATTCCGTGGTCTTCTTGACCAAACAATTGACGAGTTTTGTTTCTGGCATATGCGTCTCTTGCGCCGCTCGTTTTCTTTGTAGCACTTTCTTTGCCGTGGTCGTCCCAATGTTTTGGGCGATATTTACGAGTATATTCATGCCACATAATCATGCGGTATGGACTGAAAAAGTCATAGCCATGAGTAAATGCACGAACACTCATTGTAGTTTCTTCGGTATATCCGCCAAAGTAAATGTCTGGATCGTATGGAACTTCGTTGATGAAATTGCCTTCAACAAAGAAAAAGTGTCCGCTCAAAGTTCTAGAACGAATAACACATCTCTTATCTTTATAGTTGCCGATATAATGCGGCATACTCATGAGCAATTTATCATTGCTAAATTCATATTGAGACATTAGGCAAGGAACTTGACTTGCTTTTTCAACTGGCTCTTTGGTATCAAATGGAGTGCAATATGTACTAATGATTGGCTTTTTTGCCATCGTTAATGCTTGAGCATAATCTTCCAGAACAAGAGCGTCCCAATCTTGAACAAATCTATGATGACTGTCCAACTGCATAGTATATTTTTCGCCGGAATATAATTGGTTGGTAATATTACGTGCCCAGCCAAGACCTTGACTCTCTGTATAGTCATATGTAGCAATCTTGAATGCTGGATGATTTGCAAATTCTTCCAATGACTCTGTGTCGTCTTTTTGCCAGCAAATACCAAAGGTTAAATTTTCTGGATTTTTTGCTTTGGCAATACAATCACGAATGGTAGGCACCAGTTCAGGATCTCTGTATGATGCGATTTGGACGAATATTTTTTGATTACTCATATAACTTTTTTAATAATATAGACGGTTAATCTATATATACAAGTTATAAAAAATAATTACTTCACAATCTTGTCGCGGGCGTTTTTTATATAATCCCTCTACACGGGATTTGCCCAACCTTGGATTAGTTCGGAGTGTTTAAATACAACACACCGTCTGGTAATAAAGAAATCACCGTCCTACTTTCCTCAACGAGTAATGATATAGAATTATCCGATCCTAAATTTCTACCAAGACCGTAAACTCTGACGGACTCGTATCCCGTTTGTTCAAGTGTAACTGTGTATCCAATTTTATTTGAATCAAACGCCAATTCTAGAGCAGCTAATATTTCAGCGTGCCAATTTCCTGCGGTGATGTTGACTCTGGTTTTCATAAATTATTTTAATAATTGCAAGGTCCGATTTCCAACCAATAACTACCCGGTGGAGTAGATGTGAAGCAGAATCGGTCGCCTAGGTATACGTTTTGAATGCCTGGACTGTAGCATTTATTCAGATATAGATTTGCAAACGCATCTGTAAATTCATATTCTACGCACGTCGGTTCCGGTGTTGCTGTCGGTTCCGGAGTTGGCGTTGCCGTTGGTTCCGGTGTTGCCGTTGGCTCCGGCGTTGGAGTAGCGGTTGGTCCACCTGGTGTATTGGTTGGAACAGGTGTTGGAGTTGGGGTTGGTCCACACGAATCTGGACTTGCCGTTGGCGACGCAAAGCTATCTGTACTTGATATGACTTCAATAAACGCAATTCTGGTTGGACTGATGGCTCCCGTTGATATATTCTCGGATGACGCGGATAGAGTACCGGAATCACTATTCGACGGAGTTGTACAATCGCGAACTCTATACTTATAGTTTCCAGTAATACCAGATAGATTCAAGTCTAGAGCGTTTGTAGAAGCGGCCCATGATAGAGCAGATGCATTGGTCATCTTACCACCCAAGTTGTATACAACATTGATTGTACCAACATCAATTGTGTCAGTTTCTCTGTAGAATCTTACTGTATGATTTCCACTTAGAACACCTTGGTCGTTGTATGTTGCACTTGTAGAATTGTCAGTCAATGCGATCCATCCAAACCAACTCAAATAAATATTAACCGGATCGGCAACCGTAGCAGGATTGTTCCAACTTACAGTTACATCAACTTGTTGAGACGCCGCACTTGTCCAACCGGCAACAACTGCGTTATTGTCGGAACACTTTGTTGCTCCGATTGCAGTCAATCCTGTGAACTCAAATGGAACCGGCGTTGCTGTTGGGGTTGGCGTTGCTGTTGGGGTTGGCGTACCAGTTGGCTCCGGTGTTGGAGTTGCTGTCGGATCTGGAGTAGGTGTTGCCGTAGGACCGCCCGGTGTTTGCGTAGGTTCTGGAGTTGCGGTAGGAACCGGAGTTGCCGTAGGCGTAGGTGTAGGTGTTGGGCCAACCGGAGTTGTTGTCGGGGTTGGGGTCGGTGTAGGTGTCGGAGTAGGCGTTGGAGTCGGTGTTGGTGGTACATATACAACCGGTCCATACTCTGAAACATATCCCTCAAAACTAAACGTACATGGTGCGGCACTTGCACTGTAAAATACATAAATAGACTTGTCTGTGTGTGCTACTCCCAAATCAATCAAACCTAAATTGTTTCTGCTATACACAGCATTGGTCAATGGAACTCTGTTGTTGTTCCATGAATATATTCCAAGGTCGCCAGGTCCAGCAACTGATGCAGATGAACCAATAGAAAGTAATGGAGAACCCGTTGAATACATAAACGCATCAGTCAATACATAATTGTCTGGCAATATATCGCGTTTGGTTCCGTTTCCTAGATAACCAGATGTTCCGTCGTTTCTAAATCTTAAACTAAATTCTTTGTCTGGATTACTTGCTCTTGCTCCAGAGATCGGTAGCAATATATGACGAGATCCTTTGGAATCTAGCCATTGAGTTGGGCCGGGATTCAAATTTACAGATGTATATGACGCAATTAATTTTGGATTAGAATTGGTTACACCGTTGTAGAAAATACTATTTACTTCGTTTTCAGACAAAGATTTGTTGAATACATGCGCTTCGTAAATTGTGCAGTCTATGTTTGGCAAAGTTAAATTACCATTGCCCATAACAACATATGAACTAGAAATTGCTGTTGTTGCTCCGTATAGCTTACCAACCAATGTGCTGTTTAGAAACAAACTTAATGAACCTGTAACGTCGCGTGTTAATACAACTTCAAATGGACGATCCATATAGTTCTCAAAGAAATTCAAGAATGGAATTTTCTTTGTTGTTATTCCATCGTCCGTAAATCCAATCAAATCAACACCCTCAATTCCAACATATGCCGAATGTCCGCTGGCAACAACATTCTCTGGACTTGTACCAACGCCGAATAATGTTCTTGCGCTGGATTGAGTAACAATCGTGTTTGGTACAACGGCTCTTAACATCAAACTAAACTCTGTGCCAGCCGCTGGAAAATCAGAATAGCAACGTAAATTCAAATCACTCGATGCCGTAACATTTTGGTCAAACACCAATCCATTGGCAGTTTGAAATCCATGTACAGGTGTACAAATTTCTAAGAATCCACCGGATACGATATATTGAACAAGATCACCAACCGTGATTGCTTTGGTTTCACCTTGAGCACTGGTTATTTCGTTGCGGTCAACGATAGGAATCAAGTTGCCGCTAACAACTTTGTTAAATTCTAGTCCTCTAAGCTGTGATATTTTCTGGTTTGACATGATATCTTTTCATTATAAATATCAATATAAAGGCAAAATATATACCAAATCTTGTGTTTATATAATAATCACTTATTATATCAACTCAAACTTTTGATCTTTTGGACGATAAATTTGACAAGAGCACTTCTTAATATGTCATCTTCGGTAAATTCAAACGTATATATGCCGTTAGCTTTGCTATCGTCATCATTGAATAGATTGAATATATCGCGAAAGCCCGAACGTGTACCTATGTCTGATTGTTGAGGGTCGCCGCAAAGAAATACTCTGCTAAATTCTCCAGTACGAGTCATAAGAGTAATAAGCTCCTTCTTTGTGCAGTTTTGCATTTCGTCACCAATAACTGCCTTGGCGTTCCAATTTAATCCTCTCAAATAACCAACTGGCAATCCTTCTATGCGATTATCTTTGATTAGATATTGCACACATTCTTTTGGTAGCAACTCGTCAAGTTTGTCAATGAGTGGGCGTTTGTATGGTGACAATTTGTCATCAGCTTCGCCTGGTAATGTTCCCATCTTTACATCGGCACTTTCAACGATGCTACGAACATACAATATATCGCTGATTTTCTTTTCATTCATTAGCATCAAAGCAGCAAGCACAGACAAATATGTTTTTGTTGTACCGGCTGGACCAGATACAAGTAACAACTTTACTTGCTTGTCCATTGCTAAATCTATAAACTTTTTTTGTTTCTCTGTTAATTCTCTATTGATTATTGTTAATGGAGCGGCGATTTTATTGCGCTGATGAACGGTTGGGCTTTGGTCTTTCTTTTGAGTTTGGTCTATCGGTTTTTCTTGGAACTTTATCTTTTTATTTTTAAGACGTTTATTTTTAGACATATTTATTTTATTTTTTTGTACGTCGATATATGGCTCAATCTGTCCATCCGACGTATGAGTTGTTTAACCTTTGCGCAAATTTCAAATTTTTCTTTTTCCATCCCAAATTCAAAAATATTTTCAAGACTATCTTTAAAGTCTTTTCTATTTAACACAACAACGAAACTAGAACCCTTGAAGCAAAATATTTCAACGCCGCCCAATCTGTTGTGCATAGCATATTCTATAGCATCAACAATTTTTTCATTTATTTCTTCGCGGTGCTTTTGAATATAATTTTCCATCGCACTGTTATCAGACGGCAACTCTACAACAGCATATTGATACTTACTTTTTTTGGACTTTGACTCAGACTTCTTTTTTGTTGGAGTCTTTTTCATACTTTAAAGATAAATATATTTCCAACCAAGCTTTTCCCATTATATTCACAAGCTTTTCATTTTCAGACATAGAATCTTCTCCCATAGCATCTAATATTATATGAGTGATTTCGTGAAAAAAAGTTTCTATCACCGTTTCGTCGGTGATTGTAAGCATAACTTTTTCTTCTTTACCGTCCTCGTCGGTATATGTTTTTAATACCTGTCCAACGTCTTGTATTCTTATTAATTTTAAATCTTCCGACGCTGTTCCATATGCTGCCTCGGTTGTAATTAAATCTTTTTCAAGTACAATTTTATACTTGTGCCCAAATAGGGTAAATTCTGTCGGAATAGTTAATGTTTTTTCCGAGTATAGCACTACATATAAGTATTATGGAACTACCGAAAGAACCCGATTTGTTAAATAAAGTAAAAAATTTAAGCACGTCTGTAGCCAACTGGGCAGTGCAGGATAAATTCACAAAAGTAACCGACGAACAGTTCTCTAAACGCAAAGAAATATGCGTAGCATGTCCATATTGGAAGCCGGACGGTTATAATAACCTCGGAGCGTGCGGACGCTGTGGATGCAGTGTTATGAAACTATATATACCTAGTGCAAACTGTCCAGATAACCCGCCAAGATGGACAGCTATAACATCAAGTTGAGCACTTGACTAATATATTATAATAATAAGTATAATCCATTCTGCGCGCAATGCTGCCGGATTTGTGCTTGAACACGCTTTTTATAGTAACAAAGTCGTCTCCAATTTTTTCCAAATCAAACATTGTTGATAGATATTCATTCACTACAATATCTTGTGCGATGTTTGCCAATTCTCTGTCATGACTGGGATTGATTAGCCAATGTGCAAACATCACATGACACATTTCATGGCAGATAACAAATACTTTTTTTGTATCGTTACATTTTTTCCAAAAAGTTGGATTGGCAACAATCCTAAAATTGTTGTTGTATATTTCCAACTCAACACTTTCGGCATCTTTATCAAAAACCACAGGTTCGAATGTTTTCCACATTCCATCGAACAATGGATTGACACAATGAAGTTTCAGTGACAGCCAACCAAAATCTTTTTTGGAAATTTTTTTCATAACAATAAAAAAGGGGAGATTTCTCTCCCCCGTTTTTTATCGGCTTCTGCGAGCCTTCTTTTTAGCTGTACCACCCTCGGTGGTCGTTGCTGTATATTTCTGCCCGCTATTCACGCGATTAGCGGCGCTTTTCCATGAGTTTCTAGTTTGAACACTAGCGAACTCGTATGTTTTACCTTCTGCCATCAGCTTGGATACTTCCGCCTCAGAAGTAGCTGATAGGATTTTTTGTCGTAGTCCTGTCATAAAATTTAACGCTTGTAATATTGATTAAGCTGACGAACTTCTAGTTTAGAACCATCTGGAAAACGTGAAACGATTCCAGCCCAATACATATATTCTCCTTGTGCCCCAGCCTTGGAGTCATATTCAGAGTCAGAGACTCGTACCCCGTTCCTAAAAACGGCATACATTGCAACGTCGGTTTTATTATTTTCTGTAGTATTATACATAAATGTATTTTTATTCATTACTCATTATATTGAGCATAAGCATAACTGTCAAGTCTAGACAGTTCATCGTGCAGGTCGTGGATGTTTGGCTCAAGCAATGCAGGAATAGCCACCGTCTTTTCTTCGACGCTGGATTCAACTTCAAGCACAACCTTACGCGGACGACCACGGCCACGTTTTTGAGTCTTTAGTTCGGATGTTTTATTCATCATGCGAACAATATTGAACAACATTATATAAAATGTCAAGTACTTTCTAGAAAAAAATAGCATATACACAAATTTAGTGTATAGTTTATGGAAGTACGGGGGACAATGACGGCGAGGAGAATCCAGCACCGGTATTTACAAATTCAATAAATGATATTGCCGACGGATTTATTGTTCCCGTTGTTGTTGATTGTGAACTATTTGATAAAGATGTATACGATGTGTTTGTACCAGTTGTACAATTTCTTATGTTATAATCGTATGTACTTGTTATACCGGACACATTTAAATCCATTGCGGTGTATGCAGTCGTCAAACATCTACCAGATACATTGATCATATTTCCAGAACCTGATATTTTAGAAACAGTAAGTGTTGCAGTATCTCCCGTCAGACTATTTCTAACAAATTGGAATGTTGTGTTTGAACTTAAAGAGTAATATGTACTATACGATGTTTCGGAAGAAGTAAGTGTTGCAACTGTACTACCATCCACTTTTATAATCACTGGATCATCACTGGTCGCAGCTCTGGTCCAATTTGCCGCAAGTAATATAAACGCGGACCCGTTCATAGTAAACCCAATTATCAACGAGTTTGCGTCGTTATAGTATGTTGCACCAATCAATGTTGCCGACGTAAATTTGAATACAGGAACCGCCGTTGGACTTGGTGTTGGTGTTGGGGTGTATGTCGGAGCACCGGTTGGTGTTGGTGTTGCCGATGGTCCCGGTGTTGGAGTCGCTGTTGGACCGGCTGGAGTTACTGTTGGCGTCGGGGCTGGTGTCGGCGTTCCGGTTGGCGCGGGTGTCGGCGTAACATATGCCGGAATAGGCGTCACGGTTGGTGTTGGCGTCGGAGTTGGTGTTGCCGTCGGAACTACTGGATATGTTTGTACCCATCCAATGTTTGTAGCATCATTGTCTGCTTTGTAATAAATTTTTCCGTCGTCGGTATATAATGTTTCACCGAGTTTGCCAAACACATTTCCGTTTGGATTGCCATATGGTCTTATATACTTTGACATAAATTTATTTTTGTAATTTTTTAACAATCTCGCTCAACTTGATTGACTCGTTGACGTTCATTATATTATTGAACTCTGCCACGGTCATACCAAGTATTTCAGCAATCTCTATAGCCTTAATATTTTTATATCCCATAGCCAACAACGCTTCTCTTTTTTTCTCAGGTGGCAATATATGTAGTTTATCAACAATCTTGTCAAGCTTTTCTTGTGAAAGTGATTGCAGTTTATCTTTATCTCCAAAAAGTTTTGCTATAAAATCACCTTGGTTTGGATCGTCTTGTTTAGTATCACTGGTCACACTGCCAGCCGGTGTCATAGGACTGCCTTGACTACTTGAAGCTCGTTCTATCCAATCAACTTTGTAATTTTCTAATTTTCCAACCGTGACACCATTTTCAATAAAAAGATCCTTTACCATATCCCAGTTTTTTACAACTGTTTTTGAGGCGTTCCAAAATGAAATTATTTTTCTATTAGTCCAAAGACGACCCGAGATTGTACCCGGAATTTTTCTAACAGAAACTTCTTCGGAACTTTTTGGTTTGCTAAAATAATCAGCCATTGGTCCGGATTTTAAATCGTTACGCAACCCTTTTAAGTTTGCCACTTTTACAAATCTTAATTTCAATTCGTCTTTTAATGCAACATCGTTTTCTAGTTTATCTAAATTGTTATATGCAAATTTTAAAGCATCAACAATGTCAAAATGAACTCCGCGTGGACATATAGCAGAAAAATTTGGAGTCAGCATAAACGCAACACTATCACGGTCCTCAAAATCGGCGACTTCAAAATCATCTTGATTATATACAGTGTCCGGCGTTTCATCTAAAACGCTTTCTAATAAAAACTCTATGTCTAATGGCAGTCTAGGTTTGCTCATACATATAAATATATGCCCATACCGCGATTATATCGCATCAACTTTATAATGTCTTTGGCGGAGTAACGCGACCAAGTGGCTTTGTTAGCACCGTTTGATAACCAAGACGAGCGTTGGTTTTATCAACAATACCTTGCTTAACTATGTCAGCCGCAGCCGCATTATAGTTTGGAGCAGATGTAACGTCTTTGGTCATGTCGCGAACAATCTTACCGATTTCAGATATATTTGGGTTAATCATATATTGATATATATACGACTACTGGCGATATCTTGCGATAATTAAACCATTTGATCCAGTAATACTGCTGTCATAATTTAATTGTACTTTGGTGCGGGGGTCAAATGATGCTACAAATCCTTTGTATGTTTTATAAAAGAATGAAGACTCTACTACTACCGCTGGCTCGTGTACTTCATAATAATCAAATGCATAATAAGTTTGACTTGCGCTTAATGTTACAATTTCACCATAGTTGAAACTATAACTTACTGGACTGATTATTTCTGGACCTAGATAAAATTGAGCGTCACCATATAATACAGGAGATGCGTTGATTATTGGACCAACTGGAGTCGGCGTAGGTGTGGGCGTTGGCGTGTGTGTAGGAGCAGGTGTTTCCGTCGGCGTTGGTGTAGGTGTATCCGTTGGAACGGGTGTCTCGGTAGGAGTTGGCGTTGGTGTATCCGTAGGAGAGGGTGTATCCGTCGGTGTGGGCGTTGGAGTCGGAGTGTCCGTTGGGCTTGGTGTATCCGTAGGAGATGGGGTGTCTGTAGGAGCCGGTGTTGGTGTATCCGTTGGTAACGGAGTTTCCGTCGGTGTGGGAGATGGTGTGTCTGTAGGAACCGGAGTATCTGTCGGCAATGGCGTCTCGGTAGGAGTCGGCGTTGGCGTTGGTGTATCCGTCGGTGTTGGCGTTGGCGTCGGTGTATCCGTTGGAACAGGCGTGTCCGTCGGAACCGGAGTAGCAGTTGCTGTTGGCAGCGGAGTTTCCGTTGCCGTTGGAGTTGGTGTAGGTGTTGCCGTTGATGTAGGAGTCGGCGTAGAAGTTGGAGGTGCTCCGTTGTAAAAATAAGATGTTCCGCAATTGTAGTTTCTAACTATTTGAGAAGACGACAATGCCGTATTATATAATCTCACCGTACCAATCTTGCCATTGAAATATTGAGGATATTCTCCATTGTTATATGAACCAATATACAAGTTTGCTGGAGTGTTTAGTATAGAAGATAGTGTATGAGAAACAGTGCCTATACTTGTTCCGTCGATATAAGTTTCTAAAGAATTTACAGAAGTATTTTTCCAAACATATACAACATGAGTCCAAGTGTTCAACGCTGTTTGATATATTGTACTGTTTATAAAAGCTCCGCTACCGTCGCCCATTTGAGCAAACAATCCGCCAACACTGTTGGTTCTTATTGAGTATGCGACATCAGCAGCCAATCCACCCGGATCAAATTTTCCTAATATAACACCGGAGCCACCAGTCTTAAACGCGGTGGTATTAAACCATGCTTCCATGGTCCAATCGCCGCTACCAGGTTCTAGTTTAGCATTGTCTAATATAGTAATTTGCGAACTACTACCGTTAAAATTAAAATATGGATTTGTATATGAAACATTACTTAAGCTTCCAGTTAATGCATTTCCACTTAAATCATATACAACAGAACCAGAACCACTATAAGACAGCGAATCGGTTGTATCATAATAAAGTGATAAGCTTTCGCTGACGTGGCATGATGTTGGCATTGGAGTTGGTGTAGGTGTACTGGTCGGCGTTGGCGTTGGTGTATCTGTTGGAACAGGCGTTGCCGTCGGAACCGGAGTAGCCGTTGCGGTTGGTACGGGTGTATCAGTTGGCAATGGCGTTTCTGTTGCTGTTGGCGTTGGTGTGTCTGTTGGCAATGGCGTCTCCGTTGGTGTAGGTGTTGGTGTTTCTGTTGGATTCGGCGTTGGCGTAGGCAAAACAGACGAATCATAATACTTCAAATATTCTCCATTGCCCAAATCAATATACTCGCCATCTTGGTTCAAGATTGCATCAAGAATAATTTGTTCGGGTGTAGGAGTTGGCGTCGGAGATGGCATATTTCTTATATATAAATATGATCTCGCTTACTATATATCAAAATTTTAAATAGCACATAATATTTATGAATATATATGGAAAAACTATTATCGTTTGGACATGAATTAAGCAATGATCATAAAGATCTTGGCTACTTAAAAAACTCAAGTGATGCTATAAATGATTTTGATGAATTACGAAACAGATATATTAACGACGGCTATTTGTATATCAAAAATTATTTAAACAAAGATCTTGTGCAAGAATGTCGCGGACAAATCACAGATCAACTAGCACATCTTGATTTAATAGATACCAGCTATCCAAATATATATGCTGCGGCAAAAAAAGATGCAGGATATGTGTTTAAGCCAGAAATCATAAACAAGTGCCCTAGCGTAAAAAAATTGTTATATAGCGGGCAGCTAACAGAGTTTTATAAAAAATTCTATAATGAAGATATACGCCATTATGACTATACATGGCTTCGCGCTATAGGGCCAGGTAAAGGAACTAATCCACATTGTGATTTGCCGTATATGGGCAGAGGCACACATAAACATATGACCTGTTGGGTGCCATATGGCGATATATCATATACACTAGGTGGTTTGATGATACTAGAAAACTCACATAAGCGAATGGACCTATTAGAAAATTATGTATATAGAGATGTAGACTCTTATTGCGAGAATAACGCTACGCAAGCGAAGAATGCTAAAGAGGGTAAATGGACGTTTACCGGAACGCTTTCTCAAAATCCACCACAAATAAGAAACAAGTTTGAGGGCAGATGGCTAGTAGGCGAATATGAGATAGGCGATTTTATCACATTTGGGATGTTTACAGTACATGCTTCACTGGATAATCAAACTCAAAATATGTATCGCATATCTAGTGACTCGCGATATCAAAAAGCCAGCGAGCCTATAGACTCTAGATGGATTGGAGAAAATCCAACTGGGCATGGAATAGATGGTAAAATAGGACTAGTGTGCTGAGTATAAGAGAGATATAGAGTGTATATATCAAAACTGTATATACAAAAAGTTGATAGCGAAAAATTGCCCCGTGTTTTTTTCAAAAAATAAAGGGCATAGTATGAAAAAGTATATATAGAAAAAGGGATTTTCATATATATGAAAATTCTATATAAAAAAGTGACCTCGTATATTGAATGGATATGGACCCCCGTGGGGGGTGGGCCTTTACCCCACCTAGAAGACACCTAGAACCCC